CGATAGTCCATCCATCGTCTTCTATTAATGATAGCTTAGAATAGAATGCACTAAATGTATATTGACTACCTCCAAAGTTAATATTTATATCAGACTCTACTTGTCCACTTGCCCAAGCTATAAGAGTTGCATCGTAGTTAGCATTAGATAAGCCACTAGCGTTCTGCATAAAGTTAGTAAAGTTAGCAACGTTGCTTATATCCCAACCAGCTAGTGATTGGTCAAACCTATCACAATTAAAGAGCATTTCACTCATATCCTCAGTATCTTGAATAGACCAAGAAGATATATCTCCATTAAACTGTACACAGTTATAGAACATTCTACTCATACTTACAACTGCTTCTACTATCCAATTACTTAAGTCTTGATTGAATGTTAAACAGTTTTCAAACATAGAAATGTAACTACCAGAGGTTTCTGTATTCCAACTATTTAATGGCTGGTCAAAAGAGTAACAGTCTTTAAACATTTTGTCAAAGAAGTAAACACCAGATACATTCCAATCATCTACTACACCATTAAAGTTAGTGCAACCTTCAAACATACTTTCAAAACTTTCTGTAGATATTGTAGGATAGTCAGTAGCGTTAGCTTCTAAATTAGAGCATCCAAAGAATGCTTTATTGCTAGATATATTTAAAGTACCCCAGTTACTGATGTTAAGTATTTTAAGTCTATCTTGTGTGTTATTGAATTGCCACCCTTGTATAGTTCCCTCTATGCTTATCTGATACTCTCCAGCACTACTATAAGTGTGTGTTATCTCTTCTTGATTGTAGCTAGTTATTGTGCTACTACTACCATCTCCCCATAGTACTGTACAATTATAAGAGCCAGAAGCTACAGTAGGTAGTTTAAATTGTGTGTTAAGTGTAGAGCCATCAGAAAGGTTAGCAGTATCTATTGTAAATACAAATTGATTAGGAGCTACTGTAGATAAGTCTACTACGTCATTTTTCTCTAACGTAAGTATCATTGCGTCCTTTCTATTGCCTACTTGTTTTATTGCTTTTATAGAATAGTTAGTAGAGCCATTCTGTATAAAGTATTGTGGAGTAGTGCCTATGTTAGTTCGGTATCTTATTAAGCACTCTATAGTCTGCGAGTTAATTAAATCGTCAGCATCATAGGTAGTATTACCAGACTTAAAGTCAAAGTCTCCATATATAGTTACATAACTATTATCTAAAACTACTCTCTCGCCATAAGCGTTAGTTGAGTAAGTTTGTGTGTAGAGCTTTAGTTTTCTATCTAGTTTACCTATTATCATAGTTCTAGCAAACGGTAAGGAGTTAGTAAATGTTCAACCATTAATGGCAATTCGTTTACTTGTGTACCCATTACCACGTCTTGTCGGTTTTCGTAATATCTTCCTATTACAATATACATAGCTTGTTTTATAGCATCTTCAACATCAGAAGCTGCACTACCTACTACAAACTCAACCTCTACAGAGTTAGCTCGTTCGTAAGTGTTTGGAAAGTTACCGTCTTCAGCTTGGTATATCCTTCCTGGTTTTACTCTTATATCAACATCGTACTGAGATGTATCAAGAGTTTGTAATGTATTGTCGGTATCATAATACTTAACGTGAGTAACACTAGCTACGTTACCTACTTGTAAATCCATAAAAGGAGGAAACTCATCGTAGTAAATATTATATGTTTGTGTGATTAATCTACGTCTAGTAAACTGTTCTACTACATTAGTAGCAACACCTATTAACGAAGTGATATAACTATCGTCATCGTCATAATCGGAATCAACTCTTAGAAAAGCCTTAGCCTCTGCTAAAGATATTGCAGTAGTAGCTGGTCCAGTCTTTAGTACTAACTTACCATAAGGTACATAGTTAGTCCCTCGTAAAGTGTTAAAGTTGTAGTCGTAGTATTCCATTTTAAAAAATAAATGGTAGGAGGTTTTACCCTCCCACCAATTAAAAATATAATTAAGCCTCGATTAATTTAACGAATGCTGTGTCATTTTGTACACAGTCTCCATCAACTAAAGAAGTAACAATCATTCTTGTTTGTCCAATACCACCGTCAGTGTAAGGGTCTACTAGAATATCTAGTCCACCAAACTGAGCAATGTGACATTTAGAGAAGTCTCCGAATAGAGCGTGGTCTTTACCAGCAGTTCCACCGTTTCCTACGTTTGGAGATACGAAAGAGAAGTAACCGTTAAGTTCTTTTCTAGCGTTATCATAAATAGGAGATACAGAAGCTACTTGAGCCAATCCTTTTACTGTAGCGTAAGCAGATGGGTCTAGTAAGTAAGCTAATCTTGCACCTTCTAACTGTACACCGTTAGCAATTAAGTCAGTTTCCATTTCAAACCAATCAGCAGCAGTAACCGTAGTTGGTCCAGTTGCAGCGTCAGCAAAGATAGAAGTTGGAGCGTTAGTAACGTCGCCAGTTCCTAATAAAGCAGCTTCTAAAGTAGCAGCTACAGATGCAGCCATATTTCTTCTTAAAGCAGCCTCAATACCAGAGTTTTGAGCTAAAGCCTCAGCAGAAACATTTACAATAGAGATAAGCTTCTTAGGGTCTAAAGTAACACTAGAAGCAGTACCGTTAGCAGCTGGAGCAGAGCCACCAGCTTCTGGTACGAATCCAGAGTTGATTGCACTAAATACTGGGAACTTCATATTGTTTACACCAGAGTAAAAGTTAGCACCAGCAGAAGCTAAAACTAAGTTTGCTTCTAGTTGGTCAGTCCAAGCCATTACTTCAGTAGCGTTACCAGCAGCAGTACCTACTGCAGCACGAGTTAAAACACTTGAAGGAATTGCAATACCTTTGAAAGATTGACCAGTGTAACGAGCTTCGTTACGAGCTTCTTGGTCCATTTCTTTTACTAGACCTTCTAAACGTCCAGTGTAAGCAGCGTTCATTGCTTCTTGGAAAGAATACTCACGAACTTCTTTTGGAGCGTTTTCTCTTTCTTCTTTTACAGCTTTAGTAGCTTGTAGCTTCTCAAAGTTAGCAGCACGAGTTGCCATTGAGTTAAGCTCTTCTACCTTGTCATTTAAAGAGTCGAAATCTGTTTTCTCATCAGAAGTTAAGTCTCTACCTTCAGCAGCAGAAACAATAGCTTCCATTTTTTCGATATTCACAGCTCTCTCCTCTATGTAAGATTTTGAGTTTTTCATTTTACGAAAATTATTATTAATATTTATTTTTTAAGACCTTCAAACGCATTTCAACGAGGGAGCGTTTCGTTAAGTCTTTTTCTTCTTTTATGCCCTCTTCTTTTTCCTTAGCTAAGTTCTCATCTAATTTCTTAGCCTCTTCTTGTTCTTGCCACTCTTCCATCGAGCGTAAAGCTACTGAACTACTTGCAGCGTTGTATGCTGGGTAAGTTACTGAGCTTACATCGTATAAGCGTGATACCTTATTTATAGTTCTAACGTTCATACCGTCTTTCATCTCCCAAGAGTCATCCTCTACAGTAAATGCAAAACTAGACTGGCTTATAGTACCATTCTTTAGCAACTCCATTAAGTCTCTAGCAGTAGAAGTGTTAGGCATATCAGCTTCGTAGCGTAGTCCCTTCTCATCTACAGATAGTCTTAAAGTGTTGTTAGTAGTTCTTGCTAGTACTAAATTAGCATCGTGGTTTACTAAGAATCTTACGTCATCTTCTAATCTACCTTCAAATGCCTCTGGAGCAATGTACTCTCTAAAGCCACCTAAGTCATTAGACATTGAATTGAAGACAGCACCATAGCCAACTACTGTTGGATTATCGCCATCCATTCTTAGCTCTAAATCTTGAACGTCTATAGTTCTTACTTCTTTATTTTTCATATTATTAGATTTTTCTTCTTTTTCTATTTCAGCTATCTTTCTCTTAGTCCAAGCGAAGCCAGGGTCTCCTCCCCACAATGCCCAAGCTATTCGACCAGCACTTGGGTAACCTTCGTCTCCACTATAAAAGCCTTGACCTTCTTTATCTACTTCGTGTCTACTTAAATAAGAGTACATTCTCTTAACAGTTCTTATTGAAAGATTAGCTCTGTTCTTAATATCTCTTGCTCTTGCAACACCTACCTCAGTTCCTCCTCTACCAAACTCTTCTCTCCACTCTAAGCCTTGTGTAGCCTCATCAGCCATCTCTTGTGTTGGCTTTGTATTTATATCAGATAAAGCCATCTACTCTTTATCTTCCTCTTCTACGTCTCCAACTGGAGCAAAGTTTAAAGGCATAAATAGTTGGTCTCCTTCTGGACCTACTCTATTTAAGTCTTCCATTCTTCTTATTTCATTAATGCTTAATGCACCTATACTAGCCATCTCTCTATAGTAAGTAGCTCTTGAAGAACTATCTCCTCTTAGTAAAGCATTAGCATCTAGCTTAATTGTAAAGCTACCAAATTCGTTTTGTCTAAATAGTTTACGATTTAACTCTTGCTCTATAAGGACCATATAAGGAGTTAAAGTAAATCTAACAAAGTCTATACTTAATGCTTCTATACTAGAATAGTTAGCAGCTTTCTCTAAGTGTCCTATTAATGATAAAGGTACTTTGAATACTCTAGCTATCTCTTCTATTTGAAAGCGTCTAGTCTCTAAAAGCTGATACTTGTTAGCATCTATGTTAGTCTGCTCAAATGTCATTCCCTCTTCTAAGATAGCAGTCTTACCAGCTACAAACGAGCCAGAGTAGTTTTGATTCCAAGAGTTCTTTAATCTTGCTACAGCTTCTTTAGATAGTTTGCCAGGATGCTTAATCACTCCACCAACTTGTGCAGAGTTTCCTAAGTAACTATTAGCAGTATCGTTAGCTGCAATAGAAGTAGCTATAGTTGTATTTTGTGCTTTCAATATGCTAACACCCTCACATCCATTAAAGGATAGGTTAAAGAAGTGTAGCATATCTTCTTTCATTACTCCTATCTCATAGTCTTTAATGTCGTAGTAAATATTGCCTTCGTGCTTTATTACCTTAACATCTTGTGGGTTAATAGGTATAAGAGATACTGGTCGAGCGTTAGAATCTCTCTCTATATAAAAATACGCATTCCCCTCTAACAATAAGTTAGTCATAAGAGTATCTAGGAATGTGTACGGTGTCATATACTCGTTAGGATTACGAGCTAGGAGTTGGTAGATTGGATGGCTTACGTCAGTAATCTTGTCGTTGTCATCCTCAACTCTATAAACTTTTATGGGTAGACTTGCTATTGATTCACTAATAACTCTAACACACGCAAAGACTGCACTAAAGGTTAGAGATGTATCTCTAGTTACTGCTGTTCTGTTAGCTGCACCATAGCCACCAAATACAGCTCTTAAAAAATTATCGCCCCTCTTCTCAGAACGTAAGAAGTCAAATAGTCCCATAAATTTGTAA